GGAAAAGATAGAAGCAGAGGTAAAAATAGACGGCATTCTATTGGATGAAGAGGAGAAACCAGAGTAGGCGTCGCAAATTATATCTTGTGCGACACCTAAAGTATAGGACAGGATTGTACAAACAGAAAAAAACACCCTGCCCTATGCACGACGCTAAAAATATCCACAAGTAAAAAACAAGCATAGAGCCTAGTGCATGGGGCGTAGTGCATAGAGAACAAAGGGGGGGGTGCCCCCCACCCCCTACCACCAAAAATTATATATACCCACGCACAAAATTTTTTGCCCTTGACAATAGGTGTGCGACGTAGTATTATGCGACTATAAGTCATTTTAATACTCATCTATGCCTCAAACCTCCAAGAGGGAGCTGATTTCCCTTGCTCTCGGGATCGCCCCTAAGGACTACCATAAGTTCCTTGGGAATCTCTATATTGAAAAGGAGATGTCAGCGCCGGAAATCTCTGAGCACATTTCTTCCATTACACCATTCCTTATTACCCCAAGGTCAATCCAAAGGGCGTTGGCTGAGGTGGGGATAACCAGGACGACAAAAGAATCTTTTGCCCTCGCCATTCGCAAAGGTAAAATCACTTGGGAGCACCAACGGAAAAACAAGAAAACAAATAGGTTAAAAATTAACAAAAAGCTCAGGTTTCAGATCCTTTCTGATGATGGTTTTAAATGCAAACTCTGCGGTGCCGATCACACAATGACAGTTTTAGAGGTTGACCATATTGTGCCGCTTTGTAGAGGAGGAAAAAACCAAAGAGAGAATTTGCGCACCCTGTGCCACGAGTGTAATATCGGTAAACAAGCCCTTCACCAAGAGTTTTAAAAGCCACCTTATGGATATTTACAAAACCCCCGACCCACAGATCGTCTTTGGAGTCATGACTGGTACAAAAGAAAAAACTTTCATGGAGATGAAAAATTCCCCAGAGTCACCTTCTAAATTCGTTCCAGTCAAAAAATACTCCCATCCAACTCACATCGCTGATAAGATACTAGCTAAATGCACCCTGGAGCACGTCTACAAACCCACTGGTGATCTTTTTTATATAAAATACTATGAGCGAGCCTAAGCCTCCTAGAAAAATAGACCTAAAGAAACTACGGAACATAATTGGCTTCTCTCCTCATGAGCAACAATGGGACGTCCTTGTGGATAAGTCGCGCTTCCAAACTCTCTGTTGGGGGCGCCGTTGTGGTAAAACTCTCCTGGCAAGTTACATAGCTCTCAAGTATCTACTCACCACTAGACCTGACCACAGACCACATAACATTTGGATCGTGGCACCCACCTACGACCTAGCACGCAGAACATGGGATTACCTCAATTTATGGATAAACCCTATTAACAGAGAACTAGGTAAGGTGCTTCAGATCAATAAATCCAACTTTACTATAACCTCGAAACTTGGCTCTAAGCTCGAGTTAAAATCCACAGATAACCCAGCATCTCTTCTTGGTGCTGGTCTTGATCTTCTCATTATCGATGAGGCTGCCAGGGTGAATGAGGATGTGTGGCGAACTCACCTACGCCCTACGCTCACCGATAGGAATGGTAGGGCTATATTCATATCAACTCCCTATGGTAAGAATTGGTTCTATGATATGCACATCAAAGGACTGGATAATGACCCTAAGTGGAAAGATTATTCGTACCATCACATGTGTACCAGCCAAAATATCACCATACCTAATATAGATCAGGAGATGGTGTCTGCTAAACAAGAGCTCTCTATAAATGAGTTTTCTCAAGAGTATGAGGCTGAGTTCATTGAAGGAGCTGGATCAGTGTTTCGTAATTTAAAAGATGTCATAGTGCCAACTGACTTTCGTACCTTTCCTCATTTTCACGAAGACCCTAATCCAGATCTCTCATATCAAGGGGGGTTAGACCTGGCACGCCTTGATGACTTCTCCGTTCTCACAATTGTAAACCGCAGTAACCCTGAGTACTTCACTATCTCCGCAATAGACAGGTTTAACCAACTAGATTACGCGGTACAGAAGCCAAGGATCTCTCTTCTCTCTGAGCAGTTTTTTAAACCACCAATTCATGCTGAGCAGAATAACATTGGTGATGCGATCATTCATGACTTGACACCTAACTTCAAACCATTCAAGACTACCAACCAATCTAAGAAGGAGATTATCAACAACCTTGCTATACTAATAGAGCAAAAGAAGATCCGGATACCTGCGATCCCAAAACTTATTCAAGAACTCGAAACATTTTCATATAACATTACTCCTTCTGGTACTGTGCGCTATTCTGCTCCAAATGGCCTTCATGATGATATGGTGATGTCATTAGCACTAGCGCTTTACACACTCAAGGATCCTCTACCTTCAATACCAAAGCACCAAACATATATTACACCCACCAATTTTACATATGATGAGTACTAACCTATGGCAAAAGAAATCCCTCTAGCATCAGAGATTATCTCTTACGTAAAACAAGAGAAACAAAAGTATGAGGACGCCTCACAGGAGATCCGAAATACTATTAAGAAATGTCGCCAAAACTACGCGAATAAGTTCTTGAACCCAAAGACCTCTAAAGGACGAGAGAAAGTCTTTGTGCCATTGACTCGTTGGGAAGTGGACACAACTACTTCTAAGGTTTTTGTATCAGACAAGGCCGTCTCAGTACTACCAGAGAATGAGCAATCTACACGTTCAGCTTTTATCGCTGAGAAAGTGCTTAAGCACCAGATTAACGAAACGAACTTTCCAATGCACATGAAGAACTCCACATATGATCTAATGGTGGATGGTACTATTGTATACGCACTCTACTGGGATTTTCTTAGAGAGACACCCAACGATACTTCTTCAACACTTTCTAAACTCGCACGAAAGATCTTACGAAAACCAAAAGCTAAAACATCTCCAAACATCTTGAAGGATCAAGTTGGTTTCCAACAAATTGATATCTTGAACTGTTGGATTGATCCAACTGCTGACAGCATACAAGACGCTCCATCTTTTATTACACGAAACATCATTCAATTGGATGAGGCGCTTAGAAATCCAAACTACAAAAATACAGAATCTATAAAAGGATTTACGACTTCACGACCTGATACATATAACTCTGACTCTACAAACATCTGGGAACTAGGCAAGCAGACCATTCAATACCAAGTTCCGATGACTGCCATTTACCAACGATGGGGACGAGTTCCACTCCACTTCATCACTGGTAAGAAGAAAGACCGTCTTTCAAATATCACTGTGCCAGCTGTAATTGAGATTGCTGACTTAGACAACACACCAACATTGCTACGGGTAGAAAAGAACCCATTTGATCATCAACAAATCCCGTTTGTTGAATGCTGGGCTCAAAAGAAGAAAGGCCGTTGGTATGGTATTGGTGCAGCTGAGAAGGTAACCGATCTTCAAAAGTACATGAACCGGACTATGAACCGAAAGATTGAGAATGAAGACGTGTTACACGCCGGTCTTTTCCTGAAAAAACGTGGCAGTGGTATCTCCGCTCAAAGTATCAACGCCACTCCTGGTGGGATTATAGAAGTAGATGACATGGGCGACTTGCAACAGCTTAACATCAGAGATATAAGCCAGCTTGCAAATTCTTCTATCGACATGATTTACAACATGATCGAACGTATAAATGGAACTAATGAGATATCAACTGGTACCGCTGCAGATCGATCAGCTACAACTTCCCTCATCAAGGATCGAAACTCAGATACAAGATTCGCTGCTATCCGAGGTTACCTGAACGATTTCCTAAAGAGGTTCTTCAAGCAATGGGTACAACTCAACAGACAATTCATTGATCGTGAGTTTGTCATCCGAGTGACTGGTGAAGATCCTGAACTAGAACGTATTGATGAAGTGCTTGATATTGGAGAAGCAGAAAGACAGAAACTTCCAAAGTTCCGATTCATCAAGGTTGACCCTAAGACTATTAAAGGTGATTATGATTTAGAAGTAGACATTGATCAGTCAGTTCCACAGAACAAAGCTGAGATGTCAGAAAGAATACTAAGACTCATTGAACTCACGATGCAGATGCAAGCGACACCTGAATACATTTCAAATCTAGTTAACCACTATGCAGAGCAACTTGGTTTACGAGGCGCTAAGTACAAACTAGAATTACAACCGCCACAACAACTTCCAGAACCAACTTCAGCTCAACCAGCACCAAGTGAATTAGGTCAGTTCTTGACAGCTAATCAACCAACTGCTCAACAAACCAGCGCCATCCCTAGGAATGTTGCTGGGTTATAAGGTAAACTATCTTTATGGATAACAACGCCACCCGAGACTATTCTCGGAAAGTCCAAACGTTTAAGCAATCTGAGCACTTTGATCTTTTCATATCCAAGATCACACGTGACTGGGAGAAGTACAACGCCACCCTACGCGTCCTAGCTCAAACAAATGATCCACTCGCTGCACCAACAGCGGGGAAGCTTGCATATATACAAGAGCTCCTTGGATACTTTGAGAGTAAGGCAATGGATGAATTAAAGATTGAAGTACAAAAGAAGCAAGAACTTATAAATGAAGAATGGTAAAAATCTTTCTTAGCCACCAGAAAGGTTTGTATCAACAGACCTTACCATCATTAGATGGTGAGCTCGTTAACAACACAAGTATTATGGACGAAGAACAAAAGGTTACTCTCGAACCTACCGAGGCCGCTCCAGAAGCGACACCCTCACCAGACGAGACCCCCAGTTCAGAACCCGAAAAGGTTTACGCTGGCAAGTATAAATCAGCCGAGGAACTCGAAAAGGCTTACAAAGAAGCCCAGGCTAAAATCTCCCAAAAGGGATTTAGTGAGAAACTTGGTGAGGAAGTAGTTAAGGCCACTGGTTACTCAGTCGATGAGTTAACACAGGCAGGCTATAGCGAAACTCAGATTGTAGAGGCCATGCTTAATAAGACGGCACCAGTCGCTCCTCCTGTAAATGATCCGGTTAAACCGATCAAAGAAGCAGTGGAGTCTTCTCAGATTAGCTCTGTGAAGTTTGAACTGGAACTCGAACGTCTCTACCGTAAAAACGCGGATGCTGAGCAACTCGATGATTGGATCAGAAAGTTCAAACAACTTCCTGATAATAAATCCAGAAGCGCAGCTGAGATTTACGAGGAATTAAAACCACTTATGAAGAAGGGCCAAGAAGAAGCGTATGCCAAACAAAGTGAAAAAGAACGGGCGACTGTAAAAGTTTCACATAACGTCGCACCCGAATCCAAGGAGTACGACATATCTAGAGAAGCCTACAAAAAATCAGGCCATCTCGATGATGCTGTCGGTATGATCAAATCAAAACTCTTTGGGAATAAGTAGCGGCATAACTCACACATATGGCTGCAGAATTAAGATCATATGGTGACAGCGCGATAGTACGAGACGTGCAGGCTGAAATAGAAATCCTTTCTCCAGTAGAAAACCTTCTATACAACAGCATGCGTAAGTCAACTGCTAAGGCGATGACTCACCAATGGCAAACGGATACTCTAGACACAGCTGGGTCAGCAGTGGCTACCGAGTACAAAGCTTTCACTCCAGATACACTTACAACTCCAACATTGGTTGCTAACCTTGTACAACACGTATACAAGGCAGTATCTGTGACAGAAGCTCAAACAATGGTTTCTCACGAATCAGGAGAAGATGAATACGCTCGACAAGTTGCTAAGAAAATGAAATCTTGGGCCAACTCAGCTGAGTACGATTTACTTCGTTCTTCTCTAATCTCTGGAGTTTCTGGAACAGCACCTCGAATGAATGGTGTTATCCAACTTACTTCAACAAACACAACTGCTCACACTTCTGGAACTGTATTCTCAGAATCAATCTTCGTTGGTTTACTTTCTCTAACTTGGGAAAACTCAAACGGTGATGCTGCAACTGACGTTCTCGTTGGTTCACTCATGAAACGAAAGAT